AATCATTGAACCATTCCCTCGATGAGAGCAGATATTTAAACTGCCGGCAAAATTCCTCCAGATGATTCTGAAGCACTCTATAGAAAACCACCAGGTCAGAATTAAGATCATTGATAGACTCAAATTCAGATTCGGATTTAGCGAAGAAAACCCAAGCTCCTCCAGCGAAAACTTCTGCATATGCCCGGTGTTTCGGGATTAAAGCTATGATTTTTTGAGCTAACCGACTCTTTCCTCCCATCCAACACAATGGGCTTTTCATCCGGATCACCTTTACAAGTAAATGCCTGGTCTGCTACCCTCCTCGTTGCCCACGTGGGTAGGGGCAGCAGTTTCGGCTGTGATCCGCAGCGCAATCTGCGGGTCGGTGGGGAGGTTGCAGCCTCCCCGCCTGCTCCTTTATTCGAGCAGGCCCCACCGAAGCGGGGCCAAATACAATAATCTGGGCTATGGAATCGCCACCGGCTGAGCCGGCGCTATCCATGCCCCGCCCGCCAATGCCGCCGCCAGGGCGGTTTGCAATGCATCGATATATGCGCCCAGGGCCTCGGCGAAACTGGTAAAAGCTGACGTCGACGGGAATATGTGCGGCGCCCCTGCGGCATCCAGCCAGGCCCGCGTAGCCTGACCGTTTGTAAATGTCGATTTAAGCTGGATATAATTCTGTTCGCCGACCAGCTTCAGGAGACTCGCGTCATCGAGCGCATACGTCCCATTGAGCGCCGGCGTCCCTGTCGACACGATCTGGCAGCCAGCCGCGATAGCGGCATTATAGGCCGCCTGCCCAACTTGCGCCGGAGCTGGAGCCGGAGGAGGATCGGGGACATTACCTGCGGCCACCCATTGCAAATAAGTGCGATAATCGGCATTGCGCGGATCGGCCGGGATAAATGCTCCATCACTTTCGCGGACGATCAAGCTGCCACCAGTTAATTGATATGCGCCCATTGATTACTCCTTAAAGCCGCGCCGAAGCAGTATAATGCACACTGACAGATTGCCCGGTTGAGACGGACACATTATTTACGAAGGGCAAGAAACCCGACTCACCGGTAAAATAAATACCTGAAGCTATATCGGTGGCTGTATTATTATTATATATCTTGCCGCTCGCCCCTGTTCCGGGGCTGTAAAGAGTAATCGTAGGACCGATCCTCATTTTTACTGGAATAGTGATCGGAATGGCTGCATAGAAAAAAGTATTTTCCACAACGTGCGAAGGGGCGCCTGCTGAAGTAATCGTGCCCGGAGCAACGCCGAAATCATAGCTGCTCTGAAAATACCGCTGGCAGCGCGCCAATTCGACGTCAATCGGCCGCATCTCGGGCACGGGCGGGCTGCTGTTAAGGCCGGTCGTGACACCTGGTGTCACTCGAATTTCAACCTCGCCAATCCGAACGTACCGGCCTGAGTTGCTAAAATTATTTCCAAAGTCGAAAACAAGCCCATAGCCGGTCCCGGCATAACTTGAAGCCGTAAATGTATAGGCTATTTGCGTCCACGCGTTATTTGGGCAGGATTGCAAACTCGTTGTATTAAGATCGGTGAAGGGACTATACCCCCAGTTATCTTGCAATCTGGCCATCCATGTTGTGAGGGTGGGGGTGATGGGGCCTCCGGTGCCGTTGAAAATCTGCGCCTGAACGGTAACAGTCTGGCCGGCCATTTGTTGGGCCGCATAGCTTTCGATTCTTTGCGCGCACTGAATATCTGTGACGCCGGAGGCGCCTGTCAATTGCAAACTGTTCAACGTCAGGCCATTGGTCCTCCCCTGCGCCTGTTGAACCGTACAGCTTGCCCCGGTTGGGGTAACGATCCAGCCTTCGGCGGTATAAGCGCCGGATTGTGTGACCGTCATTGGGCCGGTTCCCGTCGGCCAAATATCGAGGGTCCCGTTGACCAAAAGATTGACAAAGCCTCGAATCGGCATCGTGCCGCTGGCTTTTTGCGTAAGAGTTCCGCCGATGAAAGGCGCCCCGGAGACCGCTGAGATACTGGCGGCAGTGATCGTCGACTGCCCGTACGCAACGGTTACGACATAGAGGGCGATATATCCGGAGTCCGCAGCGGGGGTCGTTTGAGATCCGGTCGGCGCCGGAGTCCCGTCCTTGACCTGGATCGCGACCGTATCCTGCCTCATGGTGTTTTGCGCCGTCCCGGACCCGCCCGGGCCGCTGTACGCCTGCTGAGGATTGGCGGCATTATAATAGCTCAGGACAATCGGGTTGATGTCCTGCTCCTCAAATGCGACCTCGATCAGATAATTAATCGAATATCCGTTGGTGACCGGAGCAATAAAGGTGAGCTGTACCGGACTGGCGAGAATGCCCTGCTTGACGATACTCGTGGAATCGGTCCCCAGGCTGGAATAGGCATTCTGGTCCGTTACTTCCTGCGCGTAGATTTCGCCCGCGCCGATCAGGACCGACATGCTCGCGGGGCTTGTGGGCGTGCAGGCAAGACCGTTTACAAGCGGCCCCGGCCCGAGCACGGCGCCTACGAGCTTCGCCAGCGCCAGGTAGGCCATCTTATTAACGTTGAGCAGGTCGGTTTCGAGCGGGACCTGTCCTGGATATATGATTTTACGATCCATGTTTCAGCCTTTCACCACAGAGGCACAGAGATCACAGAGAAAATGCCTATAATGGTTTTAATATGTCTCCGTCCAATTCGTAAGCGTCGCATAGTCCGTGCCGGCCTCATAAGTGCCTCCCACAGGAACAATTCCACAAACGGTTATATTTACGTCAAAGCCTCCGGCGCTCGAAGCTATAGTGAGTCCATTTACATACAGATTCAGTGTCCCGCCCTGTGACGGATTTGATAAGGCATTTACTGAAACAAACATCGGCTTGCCCGTATTGTTCGTATACACAGTGCCGAATTGCCGCCCGGACCTGACATTGTATACATTGCTGAATAAATTGACTGACTGGAGATACCGGGCGTCTGCGGATTCACGGTTCAGGGCATGCTTGCTCGCGGTAGCATCTGCAACCTGGAGCGGGCCGCCTTCGCAATTCAGTAAAATCCAAACTCCAAGCGATGAATTCCATTTAACCTGAGCCCGGCCTCCGGCAAAGATTTCCCCGCCCTGGAGAGACGCTCCGGCCAGCCCATAGATCGGCGCCCCGTTAAGAGTTGAAGGGCCGGTACTGGAATGGGCCGGTGTGAAAATGAGCACCATCCCGTCACTGGGCGCGCTGATGGCCGGCGTATAGGTTACCGCATAAGCATTGGCCGATCCGGTATCCGCGCCATAGACGTATGAGCCGTTTTGCACGTTGATCGGCTGCGCATAGCGGAGGTCTGCTGTCGCCTCGCTGATCTTCTGGGTAAGGGTTTCGCTGATGAAGGGGGCCCCGGATACATGGGTGATATGATTGCTGCCAATAGCAGTCTGCCCATAATCCACCTGGACCACAAATAACCCGATGAAGCCCACGTCGACCGTGGGCGTCGCCTGGCTATTGGTAGGCGCCGCAATCCCGGCTTTGGCCTGGATGATGATAGTATCCTGCCTGACCGTATTTTGGAATGCCCCTGTTCCGCCCGGCCCGCTGTATGGCTGCGCAGGATTGCCGCTGTTGTAATAGGGCAAAATAGTCGATCCGGCATCGGTTTCAGAAAACGCAACCTCGATCAGGTAATTCACACTGTAGCCGATAGTCGCCGGCTGCGCCAGGTTCAGCGTCGTTTGGCTCGTGATGATCCCCTGCTTCAGGACTGACCGGGAATCGGTCCCGAGGTCCGAATAGGCATTGGCGTCCAGCGTCTGGAGCGAATAAACCTCGCCGGGATTGACAATCACGGAATCGCTCGCCGGATTCGTCGGGACGCATGAAAGGCCGTTGATGAGTGTATTCGTCCCCAGGACCCCGGCCGCCAGTTTCAGCAGGGCCAGGTATGCGTTTTTTTCGGCGCTTAAAAGATCGGTCGAAAGAGGAATTTGCCCTGAATATACGATTTGTCTGTCCATAAAGACTCCAATTTAGGAATTCAGGAATTTGGGAATTTAGGAATTAAGAGCTCAATTGCTTTTCAATTCTTCAATTAGTTTTAGCCAATTCCTCAATTCCTCAATTCTTCAATTCCTCAATCCGTTTATGGTGGGTTGCTGATATTCACCCACGCAATTGTCCCTTCAGGAAGCACGCTCGCGATGGCCGCATAAATATCCGCGTCCGTAACCGCGCCCTGGATCATATCCAGCGTGCAGTATTCGATCTGCCCGGCGCCATAGCCTCCCGGAGCGGGCGGATAAGCCCCGATGGTCCAGTAGGTGTCCTGCACCGGCGCACCGTCAAAGAGCAGCGACGCCGGCGAAAGAGATTGATCCGCGTTGGTTTTGGACCCGGCGCTCGGCGCCGGCGCAACCGGCATGCCATTAAAAAGCAGGGCGCTAATCCCCGAATCGGACGGCCCGCTAAATCCATATCCCGCCACATTTTTGATACCGGATGGGGACGGCCTGAACGCCTGCACGAAAGCCTGATACTGCAAAAGCATCGAGCCGTAAGCGCCGGCCGATCCGTAGCCGCTGTTCGGCGCCCCGTACGCGCCGCAATCGCCCGGATTCAGGAGTTCGATAATCTTTGGCGCCAGGCCGGTCAGTTGTTCGAGGACATCGATCACGCCGTTCCGAGTGGCCCGTTCGCGGAAAATATTGACGATTATGCGCGACAGAAACCGCGCATCGCTCTCATTGATCTGCCTCGGGAGCGCCCCGCCGAAGAAATCCTGACTGATCAGGTCCAGGAAGCCTTCGGTTGCCGTCTTTATGCGGGTCTGGAGGCGCACATAGGCCAGCAGCGAATATATGAACGAATGCCCGGCAGCCAGGCCCGACAGCACGGCGTCGCGGACCGGGTTCGAATCGCCGTCGAACCACGAGCGCGGCAGGTAGCTTATGAGCCTGGTTTTGATGTCGTTTTGGTCGCCTATTGCCATTCAAGAACCTTCTCCACGCGAAGGCGCGAAGACGCGAAGGGAAATATAAAATTCCCACTTTAAGGGCAAAAACTTGCTCGACTCGGGCGAGATCCGCGCTGCCGGCAGAAGATATTTTCCCACTTTCCCCACTTTTGCCTTTCTTCGCGCCTTCGCGGCTTCGCGTGAAAAGCTCTTTTCCTAAAGCACATTTATGCTGCCCGCCCGGACGACCTGCTGATTCGTAGCGGCTACGTCGGCCGTGCCGCCGTTCAAAAGTATATTCGTGATCGTCGTGATCGCTCCCGCCGGCGCCGCGTCATAGGCCACCTGGGAGAGCCGGGCATAAGAGAGCGCATTCCCGATCCCCAGGCCGTTGATATAATTTTGAAGCGCGAGTTCGACCGTGCTCACAATCGCCGTGTGATTTTGTCCGGCAGCCGTCGTCAGGGTCATTCCCACGGTTGCGGTCACGATGCTTGGGCTGAAGACGGCAATCGCCACGGTGAATGCCCGCACGGCATTGACCGCCGAATAAACGGCATTTAAAAAGTCGGATGGCGGGCTGCCGCTTCCGTCATCGGCCACGACATAAAAATAGCCCATCTGCGTGGCGCCGTTGTACGCCTGGTTGGCCGTAACGGTATAGCTCACAACGTTTCCGAGGCTTTGGATCGCATACTGGATAGCGGCCAAAGTTGCCTTCGAAAGAGAGCTGAGCCATGCCACGAACCTGGCCCGCGCCGCCGCGTCGGTCTCCGCGTTGGCGCCCGTGGTGAAGGGGCTCGCATTTGTCACCGCATCGACGTAGGTGATCGCCTGGCTAAGCGTATTTATGGCCCCGGCAGTGGCGTTGCCCTGGCTGCCTGCGTTGACGGCCTTCACTGTAACGGTTACGCTTGAATTTCCGCCCACGATTACATAACCGTTCAGGCCCGCGCTGTAGGCGGGATTGGTCGTATCGAGAGTGACGGCATACTGCTGAGTGCCATCGCTTGTTTGGACCTGGGCGCCGACGGGCACGACCGCCTGCTGAGTAGGGGTAAACCTGGAAAAAGTCGCCTGCCCTGTGGCGTAGGCTGCCGGGAGCCGCGTAAATCCATAATCGGCAAGCCAGGAATCGAGATCGCTCTTGTTCGACGTCGCCGCCCTGGTGAGGGCCGCAACCTGGAGGACGAGGGCCTGCAGCCACATTACGACGGCCGCGTTCGCTTCCATTATCGCCCGGATAATCGACCCGACCGTAAAGTCAACGAGCGCCTTAGCCGCGCCCTGGACCGCGGCCGCCGCGTTCCGGATTATTTGAGTGAAGGTTTGGGTATTAAGAGGCAAAATCAATTCTCCATTCAAAAATTTAGGAATTTAAGAATTTAGGAATTTAGGAATTGGTTTTTAATCCCTCAATTCTTCAATTCCCCAATGCCTCAATTTTATAATTCCTCAATCGTTTTCCACGTTAAAGCTCAACACAATCGGCGTGCCCGTTGGCGCGTCCACATATTGGATCCAGACCCACAACGAAAAATCCGGAAGCTGCGTTATGCTCACAACCGGAGGCGGCGAAGGCGCAACTACAGCCTCTTGGAGTATCTGGCTCGATGCAATCCCATTGATCTTATCGAGCATATCCTTGCTCTGCGGCTGGCCCACGTATTGCGGCAGCCCGAGTCCATAGCTTGGGTCGAAAATATAATCGCCCGGGTTGGTCATGAGGCGTCTCAATATCCGCTGCTTGCCGCGTTCCGTGCCCGTCACGGCCTGAAGATCCCCGCTATTTGATGCCTCCAGGTCCGTCGACCAGATCTGGTAGAGATCGCTTAGAAGTTGTTGGGCCATAGCTCGCGATGCTCGCAGTTTTTAGTTATTAGTTGTTAGTTTTGAGTAATTATTAGAAACTCAAAACTGGGCACTCACAAAAGATCGTGCCCGGACTTGAATCGTTGAACCACGTTAGCAACGCCAAGCCCGGACCTGAACGCAGTGAGGGTCCACTCAAAACTCTTATGCTACGGGCGGCCCGGTATCCCCACCGCCCAGCGTGCCGCCAGTATGCACATGATTCACAAGACTTATCCCGGCGACCGTGATATCACCCCCGGCTGCCGTGAGATTGATATTGCCGGTAACCGTAATCGTTGCGTTGCCCTGGATCGCTACGTCCAGGTTCGTCCCGACGTTCAGGTCGGCTTCCTTGTTGGCGGTGATAATCAATTTATTCTGTACGGGACTCCACCGGATCATATTGCCGGCTTTGTCCTGAAGGAGGATTTCACCGCTTTGGACGGCGTTGGGACTCTTTATCGGCACTTCGACATTATTGAAAAAGAATTTGCTTATTCTGCCGTTGTCCTTGTCCCCGTCCGCGAAAGTGACCGAAACCGCCTGCCCGATCTCCGGGCCGAAATAGGCGCCGTATCCGTTTCCAACAAAAACGGACGGCAGCGGGATCCAGCCTGTTTCGTAGCCGTCCGGCTGGATCATTACCTTGACCGCATAGGCATTGGGGTCATAAGACGTGATCGTGCCGTCTTTTTCTCCAGCCAGGGTCCCGGCCGCCAGCAGCGCCTGCCTGCGCATGGCATCGTTTAGATCGCCGGCATTTTTCAATAAAAACTCCAATTTAGGAATTTAAGAATTCAGGAATTAGGCACCTCAATTCCTTAATTGCTTTTCAATTCCTCAATTCCTCAATCCTTCAATCATGAATCCGTTTCCATTTCCGGAGCGTGGTTCTTGGCTTCCAGGTCCATCGTATATCCTTCGGGGCCCATGCGCCTCGAGACAGTCACCGGCCAGTATGTTTGATCGTAAGCAGTGCCCGTTCCGCTCACCTGGACAAGCACCCGCGTATTTAAAAGATTATCTCCCGGCAGGGTCGCGCTGAGTGTCATCTCGTTTTGGATGATGCCCTTCAGCCGTTCTTTCGCCCGCGTGTTCGCCTGGGCCTGTGAGAGACCCGGTTCATTGTACAAGTAATTGAGCGTTCCGACTGCGTTCGGCCTCGTCGCCGTAGCCTGGCCGGTCATTTTTGCCTTCATTTTCGAGTTCCAGGAGCGGATGGTTACCTGGGTATTTTTTTGCGAAAGCATATTATTGCGTGTGAAGCGAAGCCGCATGGCGTTTGCCTGCGGGAAACCCTGCCGGGCGCTCCTGGGGAGCCACTGGATCAGATAGATGCCCGTGTCTGAACTGTCCTGCGACTTGAAGCGCAGGGTGTTCCCATCCACCCAGACGTTATAGCCGTAATCATCCGCGAGCTCGGATAGGAGGTCCCATTCGCTCGATGCGTTGTTCAGCCGGGCGTAATCTATTTCGTAAAACGTCCCGTCCAAACCGCCCGTACTATCGACGTCCGGAGTAAGGCCGTGGCGGCCGGCAATCGTTGTCGCGATCTGCGACGCCGTCTGGTTTAAAAAATTCTCGCTGGTCTTCGTGTCGATCATTTCCGACGTGAGGTCCCGGCCGGAAAGCTCGATTATATTTTGCTCCGGATCGTATGATTGCCGGTCGCAGTTGCCGAGTATCAAACTCGTCAGCTCGGCGGCGGAGAAGCTGTTCGGATTTTGAGGAAATCCGGCGAATATCTGCACCTGGATTTTGCCCTGAGCCGTCAGCCAGCCGGCGTTTTGGCTCGCGGGGAGCTTCCCGCAGGCGTAAGTCACCCGGAAGGTGTCTGCTTGCCGGTGGGTATTATTATTCACGTCCCACTCGACCCAGCCGGGCAGCGCCGCCCCGTTCACCTGGACAATGGCCCGAGGCAGCCGGAGGGCGTTTTTCAATGGGACCGGATTTATCGCTGACATTCAAGATCCTTTTCACCACGAAGAACACGAAGAGCACGAAGAGTTCCCGTCGCGAGGCGATAGAACCAAAAGGAATTATTTTTTTTATGTGTTCCCACTTTTGCTTTCCTTCGTGCGCCTTCACCGCGCTTCGCTCCCTCTTCGTGGTGAATGCTTTAGCTTTCCAGCACTCCATCGTTCGTATCGGACACGCTTGGCACAGTCAAATTCGCGATCCCCTGGATGACCGGATCGACCAGGGCGTTTGCCGCCGCGATCGTGCTCCAGGCCTGTGCCTGCCCGTATGTGGCTGCCGCCAGGGAGAAAAGATCACCTCCAGCCATAAGCACCAGCGCGCTCGTCTGCGATACGGCCCCGACGTTCGCCTGTATTCTGCCGAGCATCCCCGCAAGCGATACGAGCGCCTGCATTTGATTCATGGCCGTTATCGCCGCCGCAATGGCCGCCGAGGTCACAAGAGGAAGCGTCCCCGCCGCTGCGATCCCGGTATTCGCCCCGATCGCTGCTTCGGCTGTAACCTGGAGGGCAATCACACGCGCCTGCACGGCGGCAAGCGACTGAGTGACAACCGCCGCGGCGCTCGCGGCAAGGTTCACAAAGCTGGCCACGCCGGCGACTGCCGTCTGAAACGTGCCCCAAAGCCCGGTCAGGACCGAATCGTTCACAACGGCCACCTGGGCCGTGGCCGTCGTCATGTCCGCAGAAATCTGATCGTCAAGCCCCGTATTTTGAACCTGGGGCACGGGGGCCGAGAGGTTATCGACAACAATGCACCGGATCCGGTAAGGGATCTGGTAAAATCGCTGATATGCGGGATGAAATTCTTCGATTGTCACCGAATAGGCAAGCCTTCCCCAGGTAAGAGAAAGGGCATTTCCCTGCACGCGCAGATAATCGAGATGAAGCGCCCGGTCCATCGCGTCCGGCCCCTGGATGAGGCCGTTCCAATCGAGGTCCTTTTCGCGCCGGCCGAGAGCATCCACCTGGCGCCCGCCGCCGATTAGCTCATGTACTGCGAGCCTTTGCTGGCCTCCGAAGATGATTTCTTCCGGGATTTCCATGTCCCGAAAGATAAAATCTCCAAGCTGCAAAGTCGTATCAGGCATCAAAAGAACCTTTCACGCGAAGACGCGAAGACGCGAAGGGAAATAGCATCCCATTAAAAACTCCACCCATACTTCAGCCATTTTTCAGTACTTGTATAATTCAAGTGACGAATAGCCTCTTCTACTGTTTCGCCAAATCGACGCGTCCGAATATAGGTTTGCACATTGGGATATTTCGCCCTGTTCTCTGGATGCCCCCAGATGTCGGGTGGGTATTCATTTCTCAGAACTGCAAAATCGAAGTCATAACCCTTTGCGACCGCTGATGGATATCGCCCGCAGATATCCAAGACAATTGGATATCCAAGGCCATCCCAAGATCCGACTTCCAGTACAATTGGTGAGCCTAATGGTCCTGGATAAGGATGGTGGCCGATGTAATCGACGGCCTCTCCGACATTTACATATGGCATGCGTGTCGCAGAAAAAGCGGAGACGGGAATTTGAGCTGCCACCGTTGCGGCAGCCAAAGCTTTTAAAAATTGCCGTCTTGTTATGTCCACCCCTGCTCCCTTCGTGCTCTTCGTATCCTTCGTGGTGGATCTCTTCTCAACCCAGGCCAACGGTCGGCGCGCCGTACGTATAATCCGGATAGCCGCCGCCGAGCGCCCTGGTCGATTCCTTCACCTGGTGGTCGGTTACCGCCTCGGCCACCTTTCGCCCATCGATGTTTATCGTACTATGCACCTGCACGCTCTGGCTGCCGCCGCCGCGCGTATAGTTGCTCGCGTAGCTTTTGCCGGTGGCCAGGCTGCTGTGCTCGTCCGGATGGGCGCCCCTGATTGTCGCATCAGGCGGACCTCCGGACCGGTGCGGACCGGTATGCCATGTCTGCCCCAGATCGCGCTTCGTCTGGTCCCACCAATTGCCGAAGGCTGCCTGATCGCGGCGCCACTTCGCCTGCACCTTGTCCCAATTCGAATAAATGGCGACCGCCGCAGCCCCCAGGGCCACAAGCGCTCCCACTATGGCAAGAACAGGCGCGGCCACGGTCCCGGCCGTCCCAGCCAGGAGACCCAGCGCCCCGGTCACTCCTCCCAGGTATTTCAGGAGGGCCAGTCCCATGAGGACTTTCCCGAAGATCACGAGCGCCCCGCCGAGTCCGCCGAGAGTGTAAACGATCAGTCTTGCCTGGGCCGACACTTCCGGGCCGCCTTTGCCCAGGTGTTCGATCAGTTCCGCCAGGCGCGCATTGAAAAAGCTGAGGCCTTTTCCCACTTCCGGGAGCGTCTTTTCACCCAGGAGCGTGAGGATGCTCTTCATGTTCGTCTGCGCGTTGATCGCCTTCTGCCATACGGATTCATCGGCGAATTTGCCTTGAATTTCGGCGTTTCCGGGCAGCATTTTGAATTCCTGCAGGAGCGATTTCATCTGCTCCAGCGCTGCCGGGTTAGACAAGAGAGAAGCAATTCTGCCGCCTTGCACGCCGAAAGCGTGTTGAAAATTCTTCATGATATCCTGGCGGGCGATGGCTTCGGACTTGGTCGCAAACTCGCGTCCGAGGTACGTGCTGAGCTGCATCATCCATTTTTCGACGCTGAATTTGCCTTTATCGAATATTGTCGAATGGCCGCTTTCATCGATAAATCCCATTGCGGCCAGTGCTTCGGCGCTCTTGCCTCGGAGCAGCCCGGAGCCGAAAACGCCCGGGATCGTCCGCGTCATGGCGGCAAGAAGATTGGTTCCGCCTCTCGATCCCGCAAAGCCCATCCGGTTTAAGAGCGCCGTCATGAGGACTATCTGATCGTCGCTTATGCCGAGCGCCGTCTTGCCGACCCCCTGGGAGTATTTGAGAGCGTGCCCGACTTCGGTGAGGCTGCCCGGCGTAATAAGCGAAGCGCGGGTGAGAAGATCGAGATATTTCGTCAATTCCGCCGGCGTATAATGCTGCGCCGTATGCGCCAGGCGCACGGCCTCGACAACCGACTGCTGGGGAGGCATCCCTTTGAGCACATATTGTGCATCGGCGAACTTTGCAAAAACGGGGATGAGGTCCGTGATTTGAGATACGGTGAGTTTATTGCTCGTGGCCAGGGTTTTCGCCATCTGAGCGACCTGGACGTTGGAAAAGGTCGTAACGCCGGTCACCTTCATAATGGCCGCCTCGAGGCGAGTCATTTCACCTACGCTGCCCTTGGTGACCGCTTGGATCCCGATCATCTGCCGTTGCAGTTCGGCCGCGCTCGATACGGCGGATTTAAAGCCGTGCACCATCTTGGTCCCGAAGTTCTCGATCATGCGGCCGGCCATCATCTGCGCGAATACATTGCCTATCTTCTGCACCTGGCCGCTCAGGCCGGTGAGCTGCCCGGATATGGTCATGAGACCGGGAGAGACCTGGTTTTTGAGGCCTATCGTGACCATTACCTGGTACGCTGTAGGCAATTTAAATTCTCCATTTAGGAATTTGGGGATTTAGGAATGAACCCTCACTTCATTCGGATTCGCGTTGAACATTTCAACCCATGTGAAGCGATTTAAGTTTGGCGTCCGATCTTTTGTGAGGACGCAATTCCTCAATCCCTCAATTCCTCAATTATTTTATCTTGCTAAGCAAAGACACCCCAATCGCCAGGCCGATCATGAGAAAAAACGTCGCGCCAACTCCAAGCGTGCACAAGGGCAGTGTAATCATTTCACCCATCACCCATTACCCGGCTCCTAAAAGGACCAATCATATCCAAGGGTCGAGTGGGCCTCGACCATGCGCGAGAGCGTAGCAATAGTTCCGTCCGGCAACGTCTTCGTCAGCGTCTCTCTTATAAATCCGCCCGTTGCCGCGTGGCCTAATATGGCATCGATATTTTTGAGATTATTCATTAGCGCCGGCCCCAGGACTGGGCGCATGGGCATCTTGCTCGTGCCGAATTCATGATAAACCATGACTTCGCTGTCTGAGCCGATAGTGGCTATATCGTTTTCCACTTCGTGGCTGATCGAGTCCCGGAGCGCTCCCGTGCGCCAGAGCGGATTGTCCGGAGGTGAGTATCCGAGTTTTTCTTTCTGCTCCAGCGTGCTTTCGGCAAGCGGCGCCCAGGCCGGAAAAGGATATGCTTCCGGCTGATATTCGCCGATTTCGGCTTTGGCAGTCTGCTCCACAATCTGCGCGCAAAGCTCCAGGCCCAAGTGCGATTGCTTGCCCTTCTCCGCGCAGTGGGTGAGGTAAACGGCAAATCCTTCCAGATCAAAAACTTCCATTATGCAAAGCCTTTCTCACCACGAAGAGCACGAAGAACACGAAGAAAATATAGAATCACCACTTTGGCGATAAAGAGCTGCTCCGATCGAGCGACCTGGTGATGCTTTTTTGAAGAAGTTTTCCCACTTTTGCCTTTCCTTTGTGCTCTTCACCGCGCTGCGCTCCTCCTTCGTGGTGAAATATCATTCGCCCGCTGGCGGCTTAACGAAATCCATCCTGTCCAAATCGAACTTATGCCCTTCCATTTCACTGAACATTATCGCAAACGCCCTTGCGCTTAGCGGGTTGAGCAGGAACGCCTCGTCGAGCCGAAGGCCGTTTTTCACGAGCCACAGCCTCTCTCTTACGCGGTCGTCCCGGAGTAGTTTTTTAGTAATTCCTCGTCGATGGAAAATTTCGCCTGGTGTTTCACGGCAACCGGCATGAGCGCCTTTATGCCTTCATTGCCGAGCTGCTTTAAGACCACGCGCATCTGCGGCCTGGTCCTGGGCACCACAATTATCACATCATCTATCTGCGCCACGTATAAGGTCATCCGGGCCATCGAGGACGTCGCCGGGTTCCCGGCTTCGTTCCCGCCGATCGCGGCCATGAGTTCATATTCCTCCAGGATATCAGGGATCCGCGTCCGGATCTTCCGGCCCAGGTCGTCGGTTATTAACTCCGTATCGCCCGAAGGCTTGATGACCGTGGTTTTCTCTTCCTCCACCGGCGCCGTTCCCGTATCGTGCATTGTGACTTTCATTCGTAGGTTCTCCCTTCACAATCATCGCTGATTATTCCGTCCCGGATCCATCCGTGATATGCCCCAAGGATATTGATGCTCGGAGATACCGTGATTAATGGCGGTTCTCCTGTCACTTCCCAACCTTCATAAAAAACCCTGTCATGATTCCAGCACATGCCATCCACGCAAAAGACTTCTTTGCATGGCATCCAGACCAGAACCGGTTCGCGGCGGGTATTGTGTTGCTTGTAAAAATCGGAAAGCCTGGGCGATTTCGACATCATGAACGGCCAATCGAGATAGCCGGCCGCGTCTCGGAACAGCTCAGAATGAAACCACATATCCCCGATCCGGAGATCCATTCCAATCATCCCCTTCCGCCATTCAATCAGCCTGCATGCCCAAGGCATTTCCCCTCCGCTCAGTCCTCAGTCCTCAGTCCTCAGTCCTGCTCTTTACGCCGTCTTAAGCCGCCTGATCGCCACCCAGCTTATGTCCAGCTTGACCGTTTTGTCGCCTTCCCAGGAGCCGGCGTTGTCGTATTTGAGCAAGACGCCGGGATATACATATTGGACAATGCTCCCGTTGGGGTTCTGGATTGTCTCCTGGATCATGCACGGCTGCTCCGGGACCCCGAGGTAATAGTTCGCCTCGAGTTGCGCGAAATAATCATCCAATACGCTGTCCTGGCGCTCGTATTCGAACTTGCCGCTCCAGCCGTCGAAAAAGCGCACGTGCCTCGTTATGCCGTCCAGGCCTTTGACCTTTATTTCCGTCATGTCGGCCTTGGACGAAAAATGAGTAACGAGACTCGAGATCAGCGGACCTCCCGGCGTCTGGATAACCAGGCTGACGTCCCGCCCTACACTGAAATTATTGATCGGCATTTTATTCTCCTGAAAATTTAGGAATTTAAGAATTTAGGAATTTAGGAATTCAATTCTTCAATCCCTCAATTCCTTAATCCCTCAATTCGCCCCTATTGCGGCGCGATCTGCGTGCTGACCTTGTTCACCTGTACGCTCTGGCCGCCTTCCAGGTTTATGATGAACTTCTCCACTATGGACAGGTATGTGACCATCACGGAGGCCGTCATGTATCCCAGGGCCACCATGTTCTGCGGGTTGTTGCCCGCGTCGCATTCGACCGAAAAAGGTATCGTGCCGAGGCTGTTCCCGATCATGGGCGGGTTGATGGTCCATAAGTTCATGAGAAAGGCAGTGAGAGTCGCGGCTGCTTGCCGTTGCAGATCGAGGCTCTGCGTCTTGCCCACGTAATAGCCCATGCCGGCGTTGAGCGTGTAGGCGATGTAGTTCGTCATGCGCGTATAGTTGTCGCCGTGAATGACCTGGTTGCTCGACGTGTTCCAGCCGAACCGGGCCCCGAAATAATTGCCGCCGGGCACCGGGTTGCAAATCAGGTCGATCCCCGCCTGGCCCAGGGCCTGCAAGTCGGCAGCGGAGTAAACCTGGTTCTGCATGCTCTTCTGGGTCCCGACGATCCCGTAGAGCTGCTTATTCAAGGTCGAATTCTGCGGGGAGAGGTTCGAGAGAAGCCCCGCTATAAACCCCTGCGGCGAGATGAGCCGCACCAGGTTGTTGACCGTATCGTTGAAATAGATCCAGTCGCCAAACAGGAGTTTAGCCGTGTAGGAATCGATGCCGGCTGAGGCCTTCGTCGCCGTGGCATTACTGATCGTGTCCCCGGCAGGCCCGACCATGATCATATAGACGCCTTCGCTTAGTCCGAAGGCTACCTGCGTTGTCCACGTGGCCGAAGTATCGCAGTCGGCGAGCATCCCGACCGATGCCCCGGTATTTCTGAGAGCGTACATGCCCTGCCTCGGGATGGTGTCCTGGCCGAGAAGGGTGTTCGCCGTAACTCCCGATGCGCCGTCCGTTCCTCCGGAAAGAGTGACTGTCCCCGGCGAAGGTGCGGCAGTCCCGGCCCCGGCGCTCGCCACGATGAGCTGGCTCGGACCCCGAAGACCCGATATGCCGTTATTTATGGCGCTTGCGATGGCAAGCCAGACCGCATTTCCGCCGAGCCCGGCGGCCAGGTTGTCAAAGACTTCGGGCATGACGCCCGGCATGGAAACCGTGGCCCTCCAGCTATTGGCGGCGGACCCCGCCGCGATGGTGACCTGGAGGCCGCTTCCGAGGCTCCCGGTATATTTCGATGTCACCGTGAGGCAGGTGGATTGGATGGTCGTATTCGCCGCCAGGTCCGTGCCGTCCGTAACGCGCACGCACCTGAAATTGCTCGCCCCCTGAAGGACCGCCCCGGCAACGGCCGTACCCATGTCGTACTTGCGCGCCTGGATCTGCCCGAAAAGCTGCGCGTACTGCCACATGTCTCCGATGATCGTGGGCGAATTGACCGGCCCCCAGGCCGCAGTTCCCACAACGCCCAGGATGTTCGTCGGCAGACCGTTTATGAGGTAATTGCTCGGCGGAATGATCTGCACGTACACGTCGGGCACGATAAGCGCCGTTAAATTGATTTGTCCCTGCTGAACTACAGGCATGTTGCCCTCCTGAATTTAGGGATTTAGGGATTTAGGAATTCAATTCCTCAATTCTTCAATCCCTCAATTCCTGAATTTGTTTATTGATTTCATCCCACCATCCCTATAGCGGTCAAAATCGTAAGCGTCGGGCTCGGATCGGCCCCGTGAACCACAAAGGCCGCGTCGTCATCGTCCAATATGGCCGCTATTTCCACGGCGTTCGTAATCATGGCGCCGACCTGGTGGGCCCCCGACACCGAAGTGAATGGACTGGTCACAATGTAAGTTGACATAGGCCAAAACCTTTCCCACCACGAGCACGAAGATCATGAAGAAGGGCTTTTTGTATAAATAAATCTTTTCCTTAGTGTCCCCTTCGTGCTTCGTGGTGAAATGCTTTTCATGCATAAACGCTCGTCTCCGGCGCATTCGCCGGCGTGATATTTTGCTGCACAACCACGACTTCCCATTCTTCCTCGGTAATCGTGGTCGCATAATCGACGCTGTAGAGCAGATCGCGCCGGTAAATTCCCATCTTCTGCTCGGAATCGTTCAGCGCCGACCCATGATAGATGATCCGCGCCGCATATCCGTCCGGAAGGGTAAGGAACCTGGGAGTCGAGATCGCCGGGTCGACCACTTTGGCCACGGCGTCTCTCAGCGCCGGACTTCCGGCCCATATCCCGGCCATGAATATGCGTTCCTGGTTCCGGATCCCTTTCGCCGCAACGCCGGAACCCCCGACCCTCGCCGCCGCGATCCGCGCGGTCGCCGGCAGGATTATCTGTGCGCCGCTCGACGTGGTCCCTGGAATTACTGCATTTATGAGCGCCGCCAGGGCCGCTGCTGCGCTCAAAAGCGTATCGCCGGAGACGGTCTGATAAACGAACGCCAGCCCGTTTGCGAGGATGGCAATATTTTGTCCCGGCCCGGGAGTGCCGCCGAGAGTGACCGTGACGCCGTTTATGGCCGCCGTGATCGTCGGCGCCGGCGCCGCCTGAACCTGCCAGGTCTCCATGTACCTGGTGGTATTTCTGTCCGCTTTCCACGGATAGATGTTCACATGCACGATCGGTGTGCGCGAATCCCCCGGCTTTAAGCCTTGCGGCAAATCCTTATCGAGTTGCTGCGGATTCGGCCAGCCGGGATAAACTGGTACGATAGGTCCGGCAACGCTCGGCGCCGTAGGACCCGATACGCCGCCCGGATAAAGCGCCGCCTCAACCGTTTGGGCCAGCACGTTCATGACATCGGAAAGATCAGCCATTCAAAACCCTTCTCACCACGAAGATCACGAAGGAACCCTCACTTCTTTCGGATTCGCGTTGAACATTTCAACCCATGTTAAATACTTCAAGTTCGCGTCCGATCTTTTGTGAGGACGCGCGAAAAAATCTTTATGCGCTTCGCCGGCTGCCCGGCCACGTGCTATAGCACGTGCGCCGGCCCTGCGGGGTGCGGGGAAGTCACTTCCCCGCGGTCCTTATTTTTTGCCCTTCCTCTGTGTCCTCTGTGCCTCTGTGGTGAATGCTTTTGTTTTCAGCCAAAAGCCAGATTACGAAAAGTGCTATAAAAACTGCTAAAAGTTCCATCTCTCTTATCTTTTCCACTCAGTCCTCAGTCCTGAGCAACTCAGTCCTCTCCCTTAGGCTTCCATCCTCACGCAATGTAGCATGAACCCGAATGGATTCGGATATGCCGAAACTACCTGGAATCTTCTGCCAAGATCGTCTGTCACAAAATCCCGGTCCTGGACCGTCGTCGCGTCGAATCCGGGAGCAAGCCGGAAATAGATGCTCCATTGGGCCTTTGTCACGTCCAGGGGCAAATTCGGGTCGTTCTTTTGTCCTATTCTCCTTGGCTGTATCCCGGCCGCGATCTCCGAAACGATCACCGTCTCGGAGGCCTCCACGTCGCCTCCATATCCTTGCAGCCCGGCCCCGGTCTGCGCTGTAGCGCGCGTTATGCTGATCGTCCGGTCGTATAAAAAGCTCATAGGACCCTTTCACCACAGAGGCACAGAGGACACGGAGAAAAGAAACTGGCTTGGCTGAAGACAAAAATCTTTTGCATTTGCTTCCCGTTGATCTTCTCTGTGCTCTTCGTGCGCTTCGTGGTGAATACTTTATCCCAGCGGCATTACCACCCACGGCCTCAGCATTGCCTTCACGTCCTCGCTTAAATTCGATGCAACGAAGTTTTGGATGGACGTCTCTCCGGTCCGGCTGCTTTTTACCGCCCCGTACATGGGATTCATCTGCAGGGCCGTTATAAGCTGGGCCGTACCCAGCTTAACGCCGTCCGGAAGGTTCGCATACGTGAATCCGGATATGTACCGGATCTTGGTCTCGGAATAATACGCAATCATTATCCCGGCCGGGATCCAGATCTGCCCGGTCGCCCGGTCGACCCCGCACGTCGCCGGATCCCATATTTCCCAGGCGGGCGGTCCGCCGAACTTGCTCAAGGCCGCGAGCAGGTTGAAATCATCGACGTTATAGTTCCCCGCATCTCCGCGCCGCCCGTAACCGTACCTGCCCGTGCCGCCAATGACGCGCACTACCGGCGTCCGGGACAGGATCGTAAGCGGCCGGTCCTTCGGCATATATTTCTGCTCGGTGATGACCAGGCCGCTCTCCATCGTGCAATTTGCCCCGTGCGAAAACATTACATTCCGTAGAGTTAGGCTGAGCTGACCCGGAGGCGTTCCGGTTATCGATACGACAATGCAAGCCTCGGCCGCCGCCGGATTTGCCCTGTCCAGGATGAGCACGTCCCCTACCTGGAGCATAAGCAGAGGCCCCGTGACCTGTACAACGACATTTGCTCCGGGCACTATTGCTCCCACGCTTGCAAGGGAAAACTCCGCAGAAAGCGCCTGCATCCAGGACGGCTGCCCGGCGCCGTCGGGCGCCCAGATAAGCCCTTCGGGCCTCCTCAAATAGGCGCTGTCCAGCATGGCGGACGCCTGGTGCACCTGGGGCGCCGTTGTATTTGCCACGCCGAACGTGGCATAGTCCTGCGCTTGCAGGTAAATCGAAGCCAACTCGAAACCCCATTCTCACCACGAAGACCACGAAGAACATGAAGAAGAAACTTGTGGAAAAGAAAAGAAATCTGCAGAAATCTATTCCTTGTCCAAGAGATCTTTTCTCTTTACCCTTTGTGCCCTTCGTGCCCTTCGTGCCCTTCGTGGTGATTCGCCCTTACGGCCTCTGCACCACCCCGACACTGTGCGCGTAAGCTGCGCCCTTAACGACCAAAGTATCGAACTTCACGCCGACGAACTGCCCGGCCAGGTTGCCCACCAATCCCAACTGGAACAGCCTCGGATTGGGATTGAATTCCTTGCCGGAGATGACCGGAATTTCGATGTCATCCTCAGACAGGATCGCGGCGTAATAATTCTGGTTCCCACCCGGAGGCGCGCCGAACCCGTAAGCTGCCCCTGCATCGGTAGGCATGAAGGCGTCGCCGATGATCGGCAGCACTCCCGCCTGGGTCGAAAGCCCCCCAACCGTTACACCGGCCACTACTTCAACGGGTTTCAATTCGAGTTTTGCGGCCTTCAATTCCTGGTCGATGTAGTCGCCCAGTACAGGGTTCACATAGATGGCGCTTGGCTTAGGCTTATACAACTGGTTAGCCAGCATCAACGCGACCTGGCTCTTAAGGCCGTCGATAATGGATGCGGCAGGACTGATCGTGAACTGCAGCGTGATCTGCGCAAGCGCGCCCATCCACTGGAGCTGCGTGGGCGTCATCAGGCTGGTGTCGTTTCCGGACCAGAACATCTGCGCCCGCAGCCTTTCGATTGCACTGATGATATCGTCCACGTCTTTAGCAACAACAGAGGCAAATTGCCCCTGCTGTTCGGTAACATCCCGGTCGAACAGGCTGAGGTTGCTTTGCGCCGTCGCAGCCTTGATAAAGGCCGGCCGCTCGACCCTGGTCGGACCGGTAGCAGTTGCGGACAGGTTTCGTGGATCGACCGCTGCCGCCTGGGCAACCGCCGTCTGCTCGAAATACCTGTGCGGGTGCCCTGTGGCAGGGCACTGCGCGGACGCCAACCGCTGCATCGTAATGCTCGTCCGCCTGATTATGTCCATGATCTCGCGTTCGAAGATCGGGACCTCGATGGCCCCGGTCCCGAGGTAGTCGGCCGCAGCCTGGAGCCCGAGATGGGTAGGGTCGCCTGAAAGCGCTATCATTTTTGCCGTGATTCTATTCATCGCCTTTCCCTCCTTAAAAGCAGTTATTCACCACAGAGGCGCAGAGAAAGAGTTTTCACGCGAAGACGCGAAGACGCGAAGAAGGGAATACGAAAAGCCCAACTTTTGCCTTGCTTCGCGTCTTCGCGGCTTCGCGTGAGATCATTTTTGCCTAGCCTCTATACTCTCTGTGTCTCTGCGGTGAAGAGTTTTTTACGCAGCTTTCCCCATCGGCAGAAGTCCCCCGGCTGCCAGCTTGAGCTTCGCCTCTATGGCCGCACGTCCCTTAATCCCGGCTGCTTCGAGCGTTCTGTCCACATCCTCGACATTCAGTTCGCCCTTTTCAATGCTGGCGAGCAAGCCGGTTTTGTTGAGCAGGGCAGTGATTTCCGGAGTGAGTGTCTTTCTTCCCGGATTTGCGGCAGCCTCAAAAGCCTTCGCCTGGAGGTCCTTCATTTGCGTCCCGATGGATTCGATCTCGGCCTTGATGCCTTCGAACAGCTTTTTGGTTTCGCCCTCCGCGCCGGCCTGCATTGCATACATCCAATTCGTATCGTGGAAAACACTCGAAGGCAGTTCATGCGGCATCCGGCCCTGTGCGGCCTCGGTTTCCATGTGATGCGCAATTTTGTGCAGGACCGCCACATGACCGCGTGTCGCATGCAGCCCGATCCCTTCGGCCCTGCAAGCTTCTGCGCAGGCCTTGCACGCCTCGGCATGCGGGTGCACCTTGTCCATGATGGCCTTGTTGGCCTCAATCTGGCTCTGCGCTGATGTCTGCGCTGCTTCCAGCTTCTCCAGCCTTTTTCCGAGTTCTCCCAAGAGCTTTTTCAACTCTTCCATCTCAGCACTCTCCTTTTCGGCTTGCGCCGCCAAAGACGTTGTCGTGTATGCGGCATCGGCCTTGTAGAGCACCGCCGCCCCCGTAAATGTTATTTCCTCGATTACCCAGGGATCTTCGTCCATGTCCCGAACCCGGACGTCCGCTTCATAGCTGAATCCGAGCAGGTCCTTTTCCTCGCGGATGAGGGCCACTTCTTCAGGGAAATCCTTCGCGTAGAAAAAGCCTTCTATGGTGAGCGCGTTCCGGTCGATATCGTCTCCGGTAATCAGACCGATTTTCTTCTTGGGATCGTGGCCGTCAAGAGTGGCCTTAAAATCCACGCCCATTCCGAGCAGGCTCGGCAATGCCTTTTCCGCCGCTTCTTTCGGAATAAAGGTCCTGTGCCCGTCCGCGCCTCCGACCGCATAATCGCTCGGTTCGTTCACCCGCAGGAGCACGCCGGAAAAAGGGGCCCTGTTCGGATGGCCGGATACTTCGGGCAGTTCCAGCGCCATCGCCTCAAAGCGCACACCGGCGAATTGCCGGGATTTTGCTTCCTGCTTCCCGCTTCCTGCTTCCTGCTTCTGCCATTCTCTGGTATCGATCCCGAATTTCTTCGCCCTCTCGAGTATCCGCTCCCGCGCGCGCTTTTTTTCTTCGGGAGTGAGGTCCTTGGTCCGATTTACCATGTCCCAGGCGAGCCTCACGTGCTCTTCGTTGTGCATCGGGAGTTCTCGCTTGCCCGGCACGGCGAAATCGCTCGCCGGAAGCGCATCTCTTTCTTTTTGCGTCAGTTTGGCCATTGCGATTACTCCTAATTGAGGGATTGAAGGATTGAGGAATTAAAGAATTGCGTCCTCACAAAAGATCGGACGCCGAACTTAAATCGCTTCACACGGGTTGAAATATTCAACGCGAATCCGAATGAAGTGAGGGTTCATTCTTAAATTCCTAAATTCCTAAATGGAGAATCCCTCAATCCGCCTTCCCGTACTTCGCCAAATGCGGCTTGGCCGCCTTGAGGCGCAGCATAAGATCGTTAATGCTCACATACGCCGCGTGAAGCAACGCGTGGGCCGGGTAGTCTCCGGCCTTCTGCGCGGCATTTGCGGCAGCTTCGAGCTGAGACTGCGCTTCCATAAGCTTTGCGGTATGGCTTTTTTGCTGCTCGGGCTTGGCTTTTGCCGCTTCTTCCTTCACCAGCCCTTCACCAGGCAGCATTCCTGCCACCGCTTTTTCGCTCGTTTTCGTCGCCATGATTAGCTCCTTTCGAAATTCCACCACAGAGGTACAGAGGTCACGGAGAAAGACAATCAAGAGGGGACAAGAGGTCCCCTTCTTTAACTATGCCGTTTTCTTTCCTCGATGCTCTCCGTGTCTCTGTGGTGAGGCCGTTCCGCGCCTCTGCGGTGAATGCTCAGCTTAGGTTCGTAATCTGAGTATTCACAGTGGCGATATTGGCCGCATCGCTGGCCGGAGTCAGGATATCGGCCACGATGAAACCGAGCAGATCGATCAGTTCCGCGCATTTTTCCTGCGCCTGCTGCATCAATCCGTTCGGGTCTGCGCTGATCTTTTCCGCCTGCGTCAAGTCGGCGGCGGTCAGGGTAATGCCTGCAAGTACGGTCTTCACTCCCATGATTTAATTCTCCTTTTTCACGCGAAGACGCGAAGACGCGAAGAAAAACAAAAACCTCTCACGCGGAGAAGCGGAGCCGCAGAGAAAACTTTTGGCTTAGCAGGCAAAACAGGAAGCCACCCCCCGATGCTTTCTGTTTTTTCTGCATTCTCCTTCCCCCTCTCTGCGTCTCCGCGTCTCCGTGTGATACTTCTTTGTCTTTTACCTCTTCGCGGCTTCGCGTCTTCGCGTGAGACAGTTATTTGTCAGCTCAAATCCGCAATCAACGTCTGCAGCGTCGCTATGTTACTGTCGCCTGCCGGCAGCCGGCTCAAAATCGAATTGAGCTGCATGATCAACTCGCGGGCTTTGACCTGGGCGCTTGTAAGCATGCCGGCCATGTCCTCGCCATAGATCTCTCCCGCCACTTTATCGGCGGCCGACATCGAAAGCACCGACCCAAGCGCCGTGTAAGTCCCTACCGGCACAAACGAATTGACCGGCATCAGGTTGAAATCTATACAAAATCCTGATAATCCCTGCATTAAGCCCATGATGAACTCCTGGGTAATGGGTGAGAGGTAATAGGTTATGGGTAAACACCTATAACCCCTAACCCCGGACCCCTGACCTAATTCTTACGCCACGATCAAAACATCAAACGTCCCGGCCGCGAGCGTATTGGCCGCAAGCCTCGGGTTGAGCACCACGCTGAACCCGGTCAGCGTCTTGCTCGTCACGTATGCGACCGCGTCCTGGTTCGGCGTCACGATCACGTCATAGGCTGCCGGCAGCCGAAGTCCGGCAACGGCCGTGGTTACGCTTTGCCCTGCGCCGCCTCCGGCCCCGTTCGCCACGGCCACAAGCACCCCGATGATGCACCGGTCCTGCAATGCCGGCCTGTTCGATCCGGGAGTGCGCTCAATCGTATGTTGTTCAAAAGCCATGATTTTTAACTCCCAATTGAAAGACATTTAGGGATTTAAGAATTGAGGAATTTAGAACTTCAATCCCTCAATCCCTTAATTGTTTTTCAATCCCTCAATTCGCCCTAGCTCGCATCTTCCTCGGTCTCGACCGTGATATCTACAACCCCACCGGCCGGGATCGCGCTTCCATTGCCCGAAAGGACCAGGAAATCCGACGTGCCGCGAAGCACGAAGGCTTTATCCTGGCGGGTCGAGAAGTCCAAAACCACCGGGTTGTACGCCAGGCCGGTGCCGGCCGCCGAGAACTGAATGCGGTCCGCGCTCAGAATCGTGCTGTTCCCTGTGCCCTGGGTTGTATAGTTGGCCGTCCCGACCGTCGAAATGGTGGCCGTTGCGCCCGCATCGTTCGGATCGTGCTTGACTGCCGTAACGGCCGTAAGCACGGCGGACCCGAGCGACCCTGCAGTGGACCACCTGGATGCCTGGATCTGCATGTTTCCGGCGGCCGTTGCGACGCCGCCGACCTTGATCAGTTTTACCCTGACTGTCTTGGTGGCAGATCCCTGGATCACCAGGAAGGCGGTAGGTGTGGCTACCATAGAGAAAGCCTGCACCGCATAGCGGTATGTGGCCTTATAGCCGTCGCTCGATACAAGGAGCGCGCCCGGATTGCCCGCTGCAATCCTGGGCAGGTAGAACTTGCCGTCGACTGAGTTGAAAAGCGCATCGCTTTCGACGCCCATGCCGAAGGGCAGGAACCCGGTTATGCCTGGGCTTTGAGCCGCAAACGAATCCCAGGCGACTGTGGTATATGCGTAACTGTTGATTGTGCCTGGAGAAGCGAGCGTGCCGCACAGGATCGGGACGGTTGTCGAACCTGGCACGTAGTTCAGTCCGACGTAGGCAACCTCGACCTGGCTCGATGTGCCGGTGAGGCCTGCGGAGCCGTAGAGAACGATCATCTGTCCCGGCTGGAGCGAGCCGATGCCGCTGACGGCAGGGGCCCCGGAAAGGGTCAGGCTGACATTCCCGGTCTGCGCCACATAGCCCGAAAGGGTCCCGGTCGTAATCCCCTTGGCCATGACGTTCCGGGCGCGGTCGAAGTTGGCGGCGCCGCCGGGGCCGCCCGCGTTATACTCGTACTCTGCGGCCACCGAAGTGCCACTTCCGGACGCGCCATCATTCTCACCACTGGCGTCCCGCTCCTGGTTGAACGTGAATCCCTGCACCACGACGCTCGCCCCGTGCGTTTTCGCAAAAGTCGCGGTGATGCTCGGCGTGGCGCTGTTCACCGCCGTGACGATAACCAGTTCAACATTCGCACCTCCGACGTCGTAATTGAGCACGTCCCCTACTTGGATTTGCCAGGGCACGCCGTTGCTCTTGCCCACAAGTCCCGTTGCGCCTACAAGCGTGATCGTCGTGGATCCCGGCGCTGCAACGGCCGTCGATGTCCCGACCTGGAAGATCATGGCCTTCATGCCGAGTCCCATCGGCAAGCCTACGGCCGGTATGTTATCGGCGCCTGCTTCTCTTTGCCGGTCGATGTTTCCGGCAAGATTGATCAATTGCGCCACTCCACCGGTCAGCAAGCCGTAAGCCGTAGCGCCCGGGGCCTGGTTGTCCGCGTTGTGGTATTGGGCCACCGTGGCCCCATACCCGCTCGCCGGATCGCAAATCGTGCTGATCCCGCCATAGGAACTGTCCGAAACGAATTGATTGACCCGGATGTTCTGAGCCGCCTGGTTGGCATCTTTCACTACCAGGTTGACGTTGTTCACATTGCCGATTGCCATTGGTTTTCTCCTTTTTGCGCTAAATTGACAAAGGCGCCGCCGTGGAAGACGGCGCTACCTCATAAATTGAGATATCTTCCTATCCGGTAGCGCCGCCTTCTTCCACGGCGGCGCCTTCGCACCCGTTTTTAAGCCGCATCCCCATTTTGCCTTTGCTCTTCTTCGTGTCCTTCGTGTCCTTCGTGGTGAGATTGCTTTTCCACGATCCTCATCGGATTTTGTGCCTGCTTCATCGCCGCCCTCAGCGCCTCGAACCCCGGCGGCAGCACCGCATCTTCACCGCCGCATTTTTTGCAGACGTACTTGAACAGGCTCGATTGAAAGAATGGCTGACCGGTTTGATTCGCCGGATGGTCTTCGGCTATCCAGACTACCTGATAAACCGCCTCGAACTCCGGATGCCCGCAAATTTTGCAAACCATAACTGCCGTGTCCATCGGTCCCGGCTCCCTGGGCGCTTCCGCCTTTTTTTTGCCCTTATTTTTCCGCTCGCTCATATGATTGCCCTTTCTAATTTATGATTTATGCGTTTCGCCGGCTGCCCGGCCATGTGCGGAACCCTCACTTCGTTCAGGTCCGCGCTGAGCATTAGAACCAGCGTTCGGTACTTCAAACTCATGCCCGATCTTTTGTGAGGGCGCGCACGTGCGCCGGATATTGAGGGGTGCGGGACGGTCACCGCTCCGCGCTCTTAATCTTTTCCGTTTTTTCCCTCCGGGTCCTCTGTGTCCTCTGTGTCTCCGTGGTGAATGTCTTTCTTCTTCCCTACGAGCATCTGCGTTTCCGCCGCAGTCATGTCCCCGAATTTGCTCTTCATCGGAGGCCTGCTTGTCATTGCTCGATACTCATTCGGCGTAGTTGCATTATTGCGGTATTCAATTCCATATCTCCTTGCGACTTCCGTTTCGTCCTCTCTGTCCAGCGTGGTCCATCGAAAATGTATCTGGTAGAAGCCCAGTTTCCCTTCGATCATTTCCCTATTTATATGCCGTCTAATGAGACCGGCAGTCGGGATGATGGCTATCTCCCAATCGCGATCTGTTGCGACCTCGGCTGTGCTCCGATTGACATCAGCTTCAAGGCCCATATTCATTGGGGAGATTCCGAAGGGAACTGCGATCTCCCTGATGATATGCTCCTGATATTTGAGATAGAGGGCTGCATCGCTACCCGCATGGAGCTTTATGGCCTTGAGGTCCTGGTAGCCAACAATCGGCATGGCCCCCTGGCCTTCAATTTCATCGTGCCACCAGCTCCTCACCCTCTTGATTTGATCTTCAGTCGCTCCTTGAAAAAGAATTATATTTTGTGGCTGCGCATTTCCGGCTACGTTCCCGGAATATTCAGCCGTCGTCAATTGCCGGTTGAGGGTTGCGAATGCTATTTCTAGCGGCCCGAAGCCGAACGGGTTCTCGGTTGTCGGATCTTTGCGGATATAGATTAGTTCGTCATTCCGAAGCTGGATTCCCTGGACGCCGCCTATGTTGCCGTATCCGAGCGTCTGCAGGTATCTCGCTTCATCCCACGCCCCGGTCCATCCGGCGTATATCTGTATGGACATCCCATCGACCGGCCAAAGCCATACGGGCCGTTTCGGGTCCGATCCGAGTTGCTGTTCTATCGCGCCGGCGCCACATACTAAAATGTCCTCAACCGTTTGCTCGGCCAGGCTTTCGAACGAATCATCGCGATTTGGCCTCTCCAAACATGATGTTGTAATGTTGATTTGCCTTTTAATTTCAGACGTTAACGCTACGCCTGGCTTTGGTACGATCTCCCACTGACCTCTATCGCATAGAGTGCCAATCGGGTCCTTGATCGTATTTATTGCGCGCCTGGCATACGGCGTCCGCGAAAACTTCCGGACGTTCATCGCCGTGGGCTTGATGAGCGGTTTTTCCCGCGTCGTGTAGCCCCCGACGTTCATTAACCTGGGATAAAGCCTCGTTTCCCGCACAGGCTCCTGTCTGCGCCTGCCGATTTTCTTCGCCTTCTCCCAGGCTCGCTTCATCAATCCCGGCATAAAATCAAATCCTCACCACAGAGGCACAGAGAGCGCAGAGAAGAGCCTCACTATGCATAAAACCTAAAAGCTTTAAGTATTGGTTTTTACCCAAAGAAGTTTCCTCTATGTCCTCTGTGCCTCTGTGGTGAATGCTTTTCCGCCTCTATGGTGAGAAGTCTTTCTTATATGCTTCCCAGCGCCAGCGGAAATTCCGCCTCCATCGACGTCGCGAAGACGACCATCGCCCCGGCGATTGCGGCGTCCCCGTGCCTCTGCTCGCCGTCTTTTTTCACCCGGCTAGACTCCGGGACCTTCGCCACGCCCTTGATCATCTTAAGCGATCTCAAATCCTCCATGACCCTGCTGTCTTTGGCGATGAGCAATTCCTTGTCGTCAATCCGCGCCTTGAATTTCGGCATGTTTTCGCGATACCAGCCTTCAGTCAGCATCACTTCGGCTATCCGGTCCGGACCGTATTTCTGCCGGGCGACTTCGGCCAGATATTGGCCGTTTCCTCTGGCGTCGAGCGCCCCGCCGCTGAATCGCGGGAGCCGGTCGCAAATGAAGTAAAATATTTGCTTCTGCGCCTCGAACGGCATATTGCGCAGTTCGAGGATAAAAGGCGTCGCCAGAAGAAGATTGGGCATTTCCTGCGCCGGCCAAAATACGGAAAGATCTCCCAGCCTTCCGAAGTCCCCCCCGACATAGCTCGGCAGTGCGGGCGCAAGCCGGCTCAAAAGCGGGGCGAGATTTTCTTCACACCAGTCCTGTATTTCCAGCACGCGCTGCGCCTCACTCCAATCGACAAAATCCTGCGCCGGCGGGGCCCACCTGATAACGGGGATTTCGGCCCTCATGCACGCTTCGATTTGCGCCCGCGTCAGATAAAGGCCGCTGCCCTTGCTCGGGATGCAAAAGAGTTCCTCGTCGGCGTTGTCGCCGTAAAAATCTATGAGTTGCTGGCGCCACTCCTCTTCCTTTTTCTGGCTCCATTCTTCGCCTTTTACGAGGCAGATCCGCCTGTAAAGTCCCTCGGCCAGGGCCTCGTCGAGCGTCTCCCTGTGCAGCGAGTATTTTTTCTTACCGGCCCTTATGTCCTGGATATACTGGTTGAATTCGTTGTCTTCGCCGTTGTGCGTGGATATCACTTCGACCTGGCCGCCCCACATGACGAGCGCGATCGCGGCCTTCAAAAGCTCGTCCAGGTCGTCGCAAAAGGCCGCTTCGTCGAGGACTACGCGGCCCTGCTTGCTCCGCAGGTTCCGGGGCGCGCTGGTCAGTGCGCTCACGTGCCGCCTCGAGGCAAATCTCACCCGGTAGATGTGAATTTCTTTGTCATCTTCCAGGATCGTTTCTTCTTCGATATCGGAAACGGCCATCTCGAACCGTTTCGCCCATATGGCGACGTCGCCTATGTATGTCTCGGTCATGGATTTATCGTAGGAGATGTAAAACGTATTCATCTTGTCTTCGGCCGCAAGCAGGCAACTCTCCGAAGCGTCCCCATAGGATGCCCCTATGCGCCGTGATTTTTCCCAGAACTTTATGGCCGCCCGGTCTTCGTTCCACCGGTTCTGATAAGGCAAAAGAAGGGCCGGCGCCACAGGTGCAGGACTGAGTGCTGAGTGCTGAGGACTGAGGATGGAAGATTGAGAACTCATGAACCCTCTCCCATAAGCAATTTGCGCCGCAGTTCTTCCGCCATCTCGCTTGAAAGTCCTTTCCGTTTCTCCTTATCCGTCTTCTGCCTTCCGTCCTCCGATCTCCGTCTGAGAACTTCGATCAGTTCCATCGCATCCTTTACGGCCTTTACCTGGGCCGGCCTGGCCACGCCCCGGGCAGTCTGCATAAGCCATAATTGATGCCTCACGAAATTCTGCAGCGCCTCGATTGCCTCTTCCTCGGTCATAAGCCCGACATCGGTCAGCACAACGGCTTCTTCTGGGGCCCCTATTGACGCAGCCGTGGAAGGCTGCGCTACCGCTTCTGATTTGGTGGCGCCGTCTTCTATGGCGGCACTGTCTGCCCGCTCTGTCATCCTTGCCAGATACGCCTGCGCCCGCTCGATCTCCGCGACTTTTATTTTCTCCGGATGATCGAGCATGGCGTTTATCATTCTTGAAAACGCCTCCCAAAGAGCCTCGCGCGCATCTTCAGGGCTTGTAATTCCGCGCATTGCGGCTTCCAATTTTTGATCTTCTTCGCGGCCTTCGCGGCTTTCCTTGCCCCGTCCACGATCGGTGATATCGCCAGTTTTAAGTTGCTCTATCACCGCCAGCGCCTCGCGGATCTCCCGGAATGTGCCCGCGTTGACTTTCTCCGGATCTCCGAGCACCCGCCCGATCCGGACGTCGACCAACTCTTCGAGGGCTGCGATCCGCTCCTCATCACCACTTATCACCCGCGCCGGAACTTCATTCTCCGTCTTTGGCGCTTCGTCCTCAGTCCTCAGTCCTCGGTCCTCAGTCCTCCGTCTTACGGCTATCATCGTCTTCACCAGGCCGCAAAACGCATAACAGGCCTGGTTGTCCACCACGCCGGCCGCCAGCGCCTCGAAATAATCTTCATAACGTTGCTTCTGCTTCCCCAGGGCTGCCACCAGGCCATTCTCCGCAATGGATGCCGCCTGCCGTTGCATCTCGGCTTCCAGGCTAGCCGCCCGGTTTTTCCAATCATATTTTTGCGCCCAGGCCATGAGCGTCTGCCGGCTGACCGGCAGCCCGAGATCGGCGCGCTTGAGCCTGCGCTCCGTCTCGGAAAAATTCTGCCCGCATTCGATCCAGGTCCGGTATGCAAGCTCTCTTGCCTGTGTCTTTTCACTCATAAAAAAACTCCACCACAAAGGCACAGAGGGGACCGAGAAAAGCATTCGTGGGGAGAATGCAGGGCTAAAAGCTCTTGGATTTTATGCATAGCAATTCTCTTCTCTGTGCCCTCTGTGTCTCCGTGGTGAATCAGCACTCAATCCCGCAATCCTTCACGCGCCCATCCATTGCATCGATCCCATACGCGGTGATCCTTACGAGCGTTATCCCGAACCCTTCTTTCCTGTCGAGTGTCAGGCAACTCTTTTCGGCCAGGTAATTCAGATAAAAATCCAGCGTATGCGAATCCATCGGATACCCAAGGGTCGCCATAGTCGCCCGCAGAAGCTCCGAATCCACGGACCGGGGATAGGCCTTTGCGGCGATTGTCAAAATGTGCCGTCTCATCATGTTATGCCGGACGTTCGCGAGCTCATCGACGGCCATTATTCATCTCCTTCGGCAGCTATTGGCTTTTGTGAATGGACCATTTTTAATGTCTTCTCAAGGCTTCCAATGCGAGCGGCTTCTTCCTTTGCTGTCCGTACTTCATCGCGCAACCACTTCAATTCCTGGCCCACAACCTGCACGGCGAGCAAAATCTCCCGGTGATCGTTATTGTCCCTTTGGATGTAGGTCTGTATCGCGGCGCTCATGCCCGTCATGCTCAGCGCCTGCTGGGCCATCGCTTCTGCGATTTTCTCCTGAGTCGCAATGAACGCCACGCCGAACCTTATGGACAATTTATAGATAACGACCACGATGAGCGCGCAGATGACCACGGTGCATCCGAGGTCCACCAGGCTCTTGATTAACGTCAGATCGTTCATGGGCAAAAATCTTTCTCACCACGAAGATTGTTGGCGTAAAAACAAAAAATCTATCACCACGAAGAGCACGAAGAGCACGAAGGAAAAAATTCATAGGGAGAGGCAATGCCTAAAAAGTTTTGGTTTTTATCCATAACGAGTCTTTTCTTCGTGTCCTTCGTGCCCTTCGTGGTGAATTCTTCTCTTATTCCGTGATCGCCGCATTCGGCTGAGCAGGCGGCGGAATCGGAAGCGGCGCGGTCCACGGCGGCGTGGTGAAGGCTTCCGATGTCCCGGCTTTATTGACCGCGACGATAACGGCCTTATATTCCGTCCCCGGAACCGCAATAAAATCGACCAGGGCCGAACCGTCTGCCTCGGGGATTATTTGCCCATTCGGGATCGGAAGTCCCTGCACCTGGTAATACTCAACGTTTTCAAGAGGTTCGATTTTAAGCTGTGCCATTTCACTTTCCTCCCGTTATTGATGCCTTTGGTTCGCCGCCGTGGAAGGCGGCGCTACCTCACTCTTCATGACTTATTGATGCTGAAGGTTGCAAAGGCGCTCCTCCCGCTCCCGCATTGAGGGTCCGGTTTAGCTGCTGGACCTGCCCTGCAATCTTCGACGGGTCCCCATCGATTAGGTCCTGCATCTCCTGCTCGATCTTAGGGCCAACAACATCAAATGTTTTTCTAATAGGCTCGGGCAAATCGGCTTGTACGCCCTGCCAGCCGGCGATGAAAAACTGAGAGAGGAACTCAAGTACATAATTCGGCCGCAATTGCGTTGATTTGCCAATTGCCTCGGAGAGATAAAAGAGCAAATAACCCACTGGGCAGATGACGTAGATCCAGATCGGGATTTCGACTGTCATTTCGCCTGCTCCTTGTTCTTGTGCGCCCAGAAAGCATCATCCCCCCAGGACGCGACGAATTTGTAGTATTCAAACGCTGCGGATCTGCATGCCACGCGCTGAACGTGCTCTATGATTCCGTTGAGGACACAATGCTCATCGACTGCGAGGAGTAAATTATAAAGGAAGCACCGGTCTGCGATCCTCTTATGCTTCTCCGTTTCCCCGAAATGGTAGCAGGCATCATGGCCACAGCAGGCGGGGTAGAAATCGACGCCCAGGATCGAATCGGGGACGAGTTTGCGCTTCATGCTCTCCGGCCCGCAGCCGTTCGATATGTTCTTGAGCTGCTCGGAGCTGAGTTCAGCCACAATCCGGGGTAGCATCATGCCGCCGGGAGTGTTTACGATCTCGGCAAATACATCGCTCATTGCGTTTTTCTTTCCCTTTCCCACTCCCGAAACCGTTCGCAGAGGTCGCGACACTCCGATATCCCCGCGATTACTCGATAATTCACGCAGTTATAGCAGGGACAATCGAATGGGATGGGAGGTAGCGCCGCCTTCCACGGCGGCGAACCAAGCGGTCGGCAACCTTCCCCTCCCTGCTTCTCGCTTCCCGCTTCCATCTCCATCACCAATCCCATCTGCGCTGAAAGTAGAGCATCTTCTTCCCTGTCTGCGGCAGGACTGTATCCTGTTCCCCGAATCCATTCACTCCGGTCCAGCCGGGCCAGCCGGCCGGGACCTCATCGCTCCCGGCGAGTTGATCCAGCTCCGCCGCTACTTCGAGGAGCCAGCGGGGGTAGCCGGCTGCGTAGGGACCGCAGGCGCGACTCCTGGGTTCGTGGCTGCTTGAGCTGCCGCTAAGACGCTTCCCACTTTCGAAGAGGCGTCCGTTACTGCTTTATCCACAATCGCAGCCTGTGCCGCGACGCTCGTGTCCGACGCCTTTGCGGCCAGCAGGTTATCAAGGTTACCGAGTTCCTTGCTTGCCAACGCTATTGCGGGACCGGCTGAGGGGTCGGCTATCGTTGCAACCGCCAGGCCCACCGGGGCGATAAGGCCCGCAACATAGGTATGATAGAATTGGCTCATGGTGGCCCAATTGGTTCCAGAGGATGAAGGCTGAGCTGCCGTGGAGGGTGCGTTCGTCGAGCGCTGAGTGGTGGCGCAGAAACTGCCGCCACATGCGAACGTGGCGATCAATACAATTGCGATTGCGAACCTGGCGCCGCCAACGGGCATGAATTTGCGGTATGCTCTGCGTTGTCCAAACAGGATGAAAATGAGAGCGGCCACAAACAATAATCCAAGGGCTATCATTGGCGCGATGGTCAACAGAACGAAGATGAGGACCAAAGCGATCAACATAAAACCGACTGCAATTCCGATAAGCGTTTTCATTTATTTCTCCTCACTGCTCATT